ATGGATTCCACCTTGGTGGTAATAATGGAAGTACGGGAATTAGTGGAAGTTTGTTTAAGTCTCAGGTTGATCTTGCTCTTAAGCATTTACGATCTCAGAAAAATATTCTACCTGAGGCTGCCTCTGGTACTTTACCTTCCACTATTTGTGGGGTAGAAATTTTGACTAGCGATAAGGTTCATCCTCGCTGCTCGACTAATTTCTTACCCCTTGGTGCCGATAATACTGTAGAAGTTTATGGATCTACTATCGGTGCTTCCACACCCACATCTGATGTTACTGAAACTGTTATCAGTGATGCTGTTGAAGAAGTGTGTGGTGTGAAAAATGAATGGGGTCCTCCCCCATTCAATGCTCGACGTGATCATTCTGTTGCATTACAGATTGCAGCTAATAACTGCTATGGATTTGCTCCTGAAGCCCTTGATTGGGCCATTAATGACTATGTCGAACCTCTTATTCAAAGGTTCAAGGATTTGGAGGTCGATATTCGTCCTCTCACCCATATGGAAACTATTAATGGAATTCCTGGCCTTCGCTTTGTCGACAAAATTGTCAGAAATACTTCCATTGGTTTCCCTCGTTCTGGAAAGAAACTCCAATACATGAAAGAACTTGAACCTGATGAAATCTGGGCTGATCCTATGGATCTTGATGATGAAACTATGGCAGAAGTTGAGAGAATGCTCACTTGTTACCGAAATGGTGAACGAGCCTACTCTCCTGCCAAAACATCCCTTAAGGATGAGCCCACTAAGAAGTCAAAGAATAAGTGTAGAATCTTTTATGTTACTAATACAGCTCTTCAATATTTGGTTCGTAAATATTTCTTAACCATTTGTGCTGCATATTCTACATTTCCTCTCCTTTCTAACTGTGCTGTTGGTATTAACCGACAAGGCCCAGAATGGGAGATTCTCACTGACTTTATCCGCGAACATGGTGATGAAAGGATCTTTGCTGGAGATTATTCCAAATTCGATCTTAACATGCCATGTCAAATTGTTCGTGCCGCTTTCCTTTGTCA